GTATCAGCCCCTTAGTCTGTAGCGACACCAGCCACTCCACGTAGCCCGCAGCGTCCACGCGAGTGTGACCGCTGCCAGGGATGAGCCCAGTCCAGCGGGTAGTCCAGTGACCTGGCGCAGCCTCCACGAGGTACGGCTCATCGTCGATATCCCACGGCAGAACGGTGCCGCCCTTCTGCCTGATCAGCTGCTCTGCATCGGCGACCTGGTAGGTGCCGTCGAGCAGCTGCACCACCCCGTTGATGGTGTGGCGCAGGTGAAAGTTTTGCAGCTGCGGCACCACGCGATCCTCCATGACACACCAGCGATCCGGATAGAAGACCAGCCAGAAGGGCGGGCTCGCCGGCACTTTCGGCGCTGTCGCGTTTGCCTCGCCTCGCGAGAGGTGGGGCAGCGCGGACGGTGCCGAGCTGTCGTGCGTGGGGGGTCGGAGTCGTGCCATGGTGCTGCCTCTTATGCGTCGGTGATGATGCTGACCCCGAAGGTGTCAATACCCTCGGAGACGCCGTGGAAATTCGCACTAACAAATTGGGTAATCCCGCTGGGCGCGTTCCGGTCGCGTTCGAATAGGACCTTGCCGCCGATGGCCAGCTGCTCGGTACCCTCGGCGCTGACTGACATGTCGCCCCAGACGACGCCACCCTGCACGAAGATGGCCCCGCCTCGGTCGTTGACTCCACTCATGGGCACGTAGCCACTCACGAACCAATCGACGTCCAGGTATCGGCCCCGGAAGCCGGTTCCACGGAGCACGAGCTGTTCCGCTGGTACGTTCCATTGCAGCGCCCCACCGGTCGCCGTAGCGAGCGCAGTGCGCAGGTCGCCACCTTGGACCGTGTGAATAACGCCCATGGCACCGCCAGGCATGATGCCACCCTGATAGCCGACTTCCAGCAGCGTCAGCGCGGCGAGCACGTTGGCGATCGAGAGGTTCACACCGGACGCCCCTACGGTATTCGAAAACCCACCCATAAGGCCAGCAATCGAAGAGGTAAGCGACAGCTGCGCAGATGCAAACGCATCCTGTGCCAGCGTGGGGCCAGCCAGCAGCCCCAAAGAATCGGTGAATCGAGCCATGTCGGACGGACCGTAGCTCTTGGCGTAGCGCCCAGTCGTCACCGTGGTGGCTCCAGTGGTCCAGGCGGTATTGGGGACGGCGGCCCCATCGGCCACACTCTGCGGGAGGTCGCCGCCGAGCAAGTTCGTGTGGGGGACCTTGAGGGTGTTACTGCCGATTCCTGCGGTGTCGCCCGCATAATGCAACGCCGGGTGATTCGGCAGACTGTTGCGATCGGCTGCCAGCATCAGATAGTCGGCGGTAAGCGCTTCGGCGGTGCGTTGGTCCGCGACGCCGGCGTAGAGGATCTCGTTGGCCATGGCGGCTCTCCCGTGAGATGCAGACCGCAACGCCCGTTGCGTTGCAGGTCGGCGGCACCTGGGGAGCGGTCAGGTATTGTGTGATGTCTCGACAAGACTAACCGACTCACCCCCCATATGCTCGGTCGCGGATGGCGCGCCACGTCGACCAGTCGCCCGTTTCCTGGCATTTCTGCCTGATCTGCGCGATTTCCGCACCACCTAGCGGGGCGTTGACCGCCTGCGGGGCACTGGGGCGCTGGTGCCCGTTCGTGCCACCCAGCCCTGGCGGTTCGACAGGCGGCACCACAGCAGGTGCAGGCTGCTCGGGCTGCTGGAGGTACGGGGCCAGCGCTCGCGGTGCTGCGGCCGGGTCTGCCGCCAGCCGCTCCACCCACTCCGCCAGCCCTGGACGGTCCGCCTCTGGCAGCCGCTGGTGCAGCACCCGCGCCACCGCTGCGGCATCGTCATCGAGCAGCCCTGCGCGCATCAGCCCCCGGTCTTCCTCCCACCGGACCTGTGCGGCAGCGTGGTCGGTGCGGAGCGTCTCCACCTGCGTGGTCAGCTCCCCGATCTGCTGCTGCTGCGCTGCGCTGGCCTCCACCGCCTGCTGCGCCGCTCGCAGCTCGTCTCGCAGCCTGTTTCGCTCGCTGTAAACGCGGTCAAAGCGCTCTTTGGGGATGGTGGTAGTCTCGCTGCTTTCTTCGCCCATTATGCTCCTCGGAATCGTGCGTTGATCTGCTGGATTTCTTCGAGGTCGACCACCGCCTCGGCCTCGGTCACGTCGTTCAGCTCGCGGTAAGCGTCGACCCTGCTCATAAGCCCCTGGTCGACCAGCTCCACGAGATGGGTGCGCCTGGCGGTCAGCTCCTCGGCGGAGAGCGGTATTTTTCGATACGTTACGCGGTAGCCGTCCTCCGGGTAGCTGGTGCCGGTCGCCCGGTTCAGCAGCACAGCAGACAGCGCCACGGTGGCCGCGTCATTGGCCGCGAATATCGGGGCGAATTTCGCTGCGGCCTCCCGCTTGCCTGCGAGGTTGATCGACAACGCGAACCCGCTTCGAGGGTCGCCTGCCACCCGCTGCACGTCAGCAGGTGACACCCCCGCAAACGCTGCGAGACGCCGCTCGTAGAGCGCTATGGCGGTGACCAGTCCGCTAAGGTCAGCACCAGCGCTGAACTGACCGATAATGGGCTGCCCTTCTGCTTCCTCGGCGCTGACGAATAGCGCCAGCGTGGCGGGGTCAAGCCTGACCCGGCTACGCGTGGAGCCGTCTGTACCGGTGACACCGCCGCTCAAGTCCACGTTGATCCCGTAGCGCTGGGGCCAGCTGGCGGTGAGCGCAGCGTGCACGAAAAACGACCACAAACAGGCGCACGTCAGCGTACCCTCCACGAGTTCCCTGGCCTCGTAGGGGTCGAACAACTGGCCAGTTTTCGCTGCATGAAGCGCCACATATGGCAGCAGCGGCTGACCATCAGCCCGCCGCCACGCGAACGCGTCACCGCGCAGACCACCGGGGGGCGATGGGCTACCGTCAGCAGCCACCAGGTAGAGGGGGCTGACGTCGAGCCCCTGGTCGTCGGTGACCCGCACCGATGGCGCTGCGGGGTCGCTGATGTCCCATCGCTCCCACACCCAGAGCTGCCGCCCCGTCGCAGGATGCTCCCGCAGCTGCAATTCCGCCAGCCGGGTAGGCTGCTCTGGCGTGTCTGGGGGTGCAGACGCCTCAACCATGTCGGCGAAAACCGGGCGATATACGAGCGAGCCGTGGACCACGTCCACGCGCTGGTACAGCTCTCGCATCCCGATGGTGTCCCGCTGCCCCCGCTGCATCAGCTGCCACAGTCCCGCCGCCTGGATGCGGGCGGCCAGCTCATCGTCGCCGGTGACAGTGACCGCCCGATCGTAGAGCGTGCTGATTTGCTGGACGCTCGACCGGAACACGTTTGCGGACATGTCTGCGGCCTTCCACGCTTCGCTGCGAGCCTCGCCGAGCAGCAGCAGCAGACGGGTCCGCAGGTCATCCTCCCACACGCCGTAGAGCAGCCGACGGCGCAGCCGGGTGTGGTCCACCCGCGCCAGCTCGTGAGGGTCTGACGGGCTGGGGGGGATCGGGGTCGTCGCGGACTGGTCGAGCAGTGTTGTCGGCATATGACTCCCCTATCTCACTCGACGTCGATGCGCGGGCGGACGGAGATGCGGCGACCCCGGATCGCATGCGACCACGTCGAATAGCGTAACGCATCGATGGTATCCTTCCAATCGTCGTCTCTGTATTCCCAACGTTGTAGCGACTCAACCAGCCGCTCGCATCTGGGGTGTATCGAGAAATGGCGGGGGCGCACCATGGCGCGGTGCAGCCACCGACAGCCAGCGAGCACGCTGCCAGCACCGCCGCCGGCCCCTTTTTTGGCCTGTCTGATGGGTGGCCGCAGAGCCGTCTTCGGTGCGCCGAGCTGCTTCCTGATGGCAGCCGCCAGCTCCTTATTGCTCTTCCTGATGAGTCGCAGACGCTTCTCCGCGCCTGCATATTTTCGGTCACCGCGAGCCTCCGAAAGGTCACTCCATCGCAGCCCGTTGCGGCGCAGCATCTCGATAATGGCGCTGGCATCGTCGGCGGGTAGCTGGTCAGCCTCTGCCACATATTCGTCCAAAACGTGGACCCTGGGATGCTCTCCTGAGAGGTCCAGCCCGACGAGCACAGCGCACTGCTTGAAGCGGTGCTGCCCGTGGTCGATACCCAGGCAGAGCGAAAGGTCAGCGGTGGGCAGTTCCTCGCAGATATGTCGACCACCCTGGCGCTGGTCAAACGCCGAGAACACCCTGCCGTGACTGCGGACCTCCCACTCGCCGTCGATGGTTACGGGGGCCTCCATCTCCATCGTCTCACGACGCAGCTGGGCGCACCACTCCGCATCCATCGGTGTACCGTCTGACAGACACAGCGGACGGGACGCGCCAACGGGAATCAGCAGCTCCGGCCGCAGCGGATAGTGGTGGTCGCTTACCTGCCCCTTCTCGGCCAGCTCCCGCAGATAGTCCACCGGGCCGTTGATGGGCGTGAGCGTCATCATCAGCGTTCCCGCTCTGCGGATCAAGCGCTTACGCAGCTCTTCAAAAATCCGTTGGCTGGTCGGCTCGTCCACCAGTACCGCGTCAATGGTGGCTGACGCCAAACGCAACCCGCCCTGATTGGTAGTCTTAAAGCGGACTATAGAGCCGTTCTTGTAGCGGACATATGGGTGCTTGCCACGATAGCCGCCAGCGGGCGAGAACACCGTGCTAGGGTGCAGCTCGGCTTTGTTTG